TATTACTTTGGTATGGAGGTATTAACAACATCTACTGGAACTCAAAATATAAAGATAGTGCCTAGAAAAGATTCTAGCAACCCTATTTTTGAGCTTACAGATAAATCAAAAAGAACTACGTCTACTGTTTCAGTTACTAAAACGACAGAGGGAGAGTATATGAAGCTATCTGGTGCATTTTCTCTAAGAGAAGGTGAATCATATAGTTTTAAAGTTAAAAATGGATCAGAAGTGATTTATAGAGGTTTAATTTTCTGTACCGATCAAACAGATTTAGATAAGTATTATGTCAATAAAGATGAATATATTATGGACGATACTTACGATAATGATTATATATTTGCGTAATGGCTAGAAAAAGTCCAAGTAATAAACAAGTTAAAAAAGTTAAGGATAGTATTCACGTTCTAAACTTAACATCTTATTCATCTCCTCAGGTTGTTGAGGATGCTAGAAATGATTGGATTGCCTATGGTGATGATAACAATTACTTTCAATACTTAATAGATAGGTATAATGGTTCTCCTACAAATAATGCTGCTATAAATGGCATAGCTGAAATGATTTATGGTAGAGGGCTAGATGCTGTTGATAGTGAAGAGAAGTCTTCAGAGTATACTGAGATGAGAAACTTATTTAAGAAGCACTGTATTAAGAAAGTTTGTTATGACTACAAGATGATGGGTCAGGCAGCTATTCAAGTTATATATAGTAAAGATCGTTCTCGTATTGTTCAGGTAGAGCATATGCCAATCGAAACGCTAAGAGCTGAGAAGTCTAAAGACGGAGAGATTAAAGGTTATTTCTATCATCCAGATTGGTCTGAATTAAAAAGAAATGAAACACCTAAACGTATTTCAGCATTCGGAACGAGTAAAGATTCTATAGAGATATTATACATTAGACCTTATAGAGCAGGATTTTATTACTATTCTCCTGTTGATTATCAAGGAGGTTTGCAGTATTCTGAGCTTGAAGAGGAAATTGCCAACTATCATATAAATAATATACAAAATGGATTGCAACCAAGTATGCTCATCAACTTCAATAACGGCACTCCAGATAAAGAACAGCGTGATGAGATTGAAAGAGCTATATATGAAAAGTTTAGTGGGAGTTCAAATGCAGGGAAATTTATCTTGGCTTTTAACGACAGTAAAGAACTTTCTGCAACTATAGAGCCAGTAATATTAAACGATGCTCACCAACAATATCAGTTTTTATCTGATGAGAGTATGAGAAAAGTGATGGTATCTCACCGAATTGTATCTCCAATGTTGGTTGGAATAAAAGACAACTCTGGTTTAGGTAACAATGCAGATGAATTACAAACAGCTTCGTTGTTAATGGACAATACTGTTATTAGACCAATGCAAGTTACGATTATAGATGAATTAGAAAGAATATTAGAGTATAATGATATAGATTTAGATTTGTATTTTAAGACATTACAGCCACTTGAATTTACTGATTTAACTAATGCTATTACTGATCAGGAGATAGAGAAGGAAACAGGTGTTAAAAAGACTACTGAAGAGTCTGACGAAGATATAGTAGAAGAACAAATAGAAGAATAATGGCTACAGCACTATTTATAACAAGAAAAGACTTAGTAAAAAATACTGCACTTAGTGGTAGTGTTGATACTGACAAATTTATTCAATTCATAAAATTGGCACAAGAGATACACGTTCGTAATTTCTTAGGTACAGATTTGTATGATAAAATAAGTTCGGACATTGAATCTAATAACCTTTCTGGAGATTATCTAGCACTAAAAAATGATTACATTGTGCCTATGTTAATTCATTACGCAATGGCAGAATACTTACCTTTTGCTTCATATACTATATCTAATAGCGGTGTTCATAAGCATAGTAGTGAAAATAGTCAAAATGCAGAAAAAAGAGAGGTAGATCATCTTGTTGCTAAAGAAAGAGATTACGCTGAGTACTACTCTAATAAGTTTATAGACTATATGAACTATAACGCTTCTAGCAAGTTCCCAGAGTACTACTCTAATAATAACGAAGATATATATCCAGATAAAGATACAATTTACACAAGTTGGGTTTTATAGTGAGAGAGAGAAAAAAAATAGGTCAATATAGACCAAAACAAAAGAACGAAGTTAAACTTTCTAGTTATATTAGAAAGAAATATAATGAGTTGGGGAAAAATATACGAAACGACTAATTGGGGTCAGATAGAATCTTTCATTCATATAGGTTTTAACAAGGCTGCTGCCTTAGCTACCGTAGCTGTAACGATAATAATAGATAGTGTTAATATATTAATAGATAGCATAACAAATAGAATAAACTAAAATGGCAACAAATCAACAAAACATTAATCTCGGTTCGGCAGACAATGCTAATGATGGAGATGTATTAAGAGCAGCTTTCAGAAAAGTAAGAAAGATGTTCGCTGAGATATATGGAGATACTGATGCGGAAAATCTAACCGATTCTGAATCAGTACCTTCAACTAACTTTGATACTCATATTACTGAAAAGATCCAAGATGTTGTTGGTAGTATGGTTACTGGAAACACAGAGAATAATATAACTGTTACATACGATGATAGTGATGGTACTTTAGATTTTGATGTTGCAGCAGACATTACAGATGTAAATGCAGGTAGCGGTTTAACCGGAACTAATGAAGATGGTGGATCTGCCACTTTAAATGTAGGTGCAGGTGATGGTATAACTGTAAATGCAGATGAAGTTGAAGTTGCTGTGGATGATACTACTATAGAACTTTCTGCTAGTGATGGTACTGGTACTATAAGAATTAAGGATAACGCAGTAACTCACGATAAACTAGAAAATAGATATACTGCAAAAGCTACAAGTAGTGCAACAGGAAGTCAAAACTTAGATGCTTCAACTGCAAGTACTTTCCTACTAACAGGTAACATAACTACTGCTACTCTAACAATACAAAATATGAAGTTAGGTCAATCTATTGACATCGTATTATCTGGTACTTTAACAAGTGCAGTAATAACTTTAGCAGATGACTTTACAACCTCAACTATAAGTAAAGTAGGAGGAGATTTAGATACAGCAGAAACAAACATCATACAAGTTATTTGTTTAGACGATACGGATAGTGCTGCTAAATTAGTATATAGTATAAATAAATATGTAACAGATACGACACCATAATATGAAGGCAAAAAATTATAACGGAACGATAAAAACATTTAGTACTGTACCTAAATCATACGGTAATGTTATAGCAGGGTTTGATTTGCTATCTGATAGTGATTTAGAAGGACACGGGTTTTACGATGTAGTAACACCTTCTTATAATTATTTAACACAAGAACTAGGAGCAATCTATTGGGATAGTGCTAACAGTCAATTTACATATCCTGTAAATAACAAAACTTGGAGCGAAACATTAACAGAGCTAAAAGCACAAAGAGTTAAAGATGCTAAAAATTTAGCAAACGACAAATTACAACAAACAGACTGGATTATAGTAAGAGACCAAGAATTAGGAAACACAACTAGCCAAAGTATTTTAGATGACAGAGCAGCATTAAGAACTGCCTGCTCTACTCACGAAACAGCTATAAATACTAAAACCACAAAGGCGCAAGTAATATCGTATAACATAACTTATTAAATTATGAGTTTTAATAAAAGATTATTACAGCCACAAGCATCAGGAGGTGTAGCATTTCCTTCATCAACAGAAGGAAATATGTTAGCTCACTATAAATTTGATGATAGTGATGTAGATGAAACGGGAAATTATAATGCTGAATCAAGTGATATTACCTATAGTACTGGTAGATTTGGTAAAGCAGGTAACTTTAATGGCGATAAAAGAGTAACATTAGGAGGGGGCTCTCCATTTGCTTTTGAGAATACGATTAAGGCTTTTAGTTTTTGGATTAAGCCTGATACCACTTCTAGTAGAATAAGTGCATTTACTATATCAAGAACTACCAGTACGTCTTATTATTTTAATTTTACTTGGAATAATTCTAACTCAAAATTTGCAATACAATGTAGAGATGGTTCAAGTTCAAACCAGTTTACAGATGAAGTTACAATTACACCGACTACAAACTGGGTTCATATTATTGTTCAAAGAGATGGTACAGAAAGAGAAATTTGGCTTAATGGAAGTAAAAAAACCACAACTCAAGACAATCGAGGGTCTTCATCTAGTTCCAGCTGGATTAGTTATCCTTATTCCCCTTCAGTTGAGGTAAAAGGTGCTATTGGCATACATAGGTTTGGGAGTATTAATTATTCCGATGGTCTTATTGACCAATTTAGAATTTATGATAGAGACTTAACGTCTAGTGAGATTAGTGAATTATATAATGAATCCACCTATTAAAAGATGTATTTAACGGAATAGAAAAATGATACAAGATTTAAAAATATATGCATTGAGTTTATTTAGCCTTTTAACAGGGTTTAGTGATATTAACCCCGCACTCCAATTTATTGTATTAGTGCTAACTATAATATACACGTCAATCAACATACATAAAACAAATAAAAAATGAAGAAAAGGGATTTAATTCATTATTGTGGAGCAGCTGGTATTTTCTTAATGGTAGTATTACTATTATTATATTTAGCTAATAATTCAATTCCTTCTGATAATAAAGATATATTTGTATCTATTACAGGAATGATAGTTGGTAGTTTATCTGTAGTTATATACGCAATCATAGGGCGTAATCCTGATGAAGTGGCAAAATTACAGTCTAAAGTAGAGTCTCAGCAAAAGCATATAGATATGCTAGTACAGCAAAAAGATGCTTACGAAGCACAAATGATAGCTTTACAAGGAGATATTATAGACAAGTTATCTTTAGCAGGGACAGTCGCTTTTGATTCTATATTTGATTTAAAGAATAAAAAATAGATAGTCGTTTAGTGTAAACGGTTTTTTGTTTAAATAAATATATAGTATCTTAGTAAAAAAAACTTAAATATGTTACATTTTGATATATCCGAATTTGATTCCCCAGATGAAAAAGGTAGTGGTTCTCGTATGCAGCCTTCTACTTTGCAAATGCTCGACAATGCACGTGAAATTTCAGGGATTCCCTTTAAAATCAACTCGGGATTCAGAACAAAGTCTCATAATGCGTATATCGGAGGAGCTAAATTATCATCACACCTGTATGGATATGCGGTTGACATCCATTGTACCGATTCAAGAAGAAGAGCAATCATACTTGATGCACTCCGTGAGGCTGGATTTACAAGATTTGGAGTTGCAGACACCTTCATACATACGGATAACGACCCCGATAAAGACCAGAATGTTTTGTGGCTCTATTAGTTGTACAGCGGGTAACACTTTAGAATATGAGTAAAAAGAAGTTTAAAGACACTAAGGTGGGTCAGTTTCTACTTGAAAAGATTCCAGATGTAGTTGGGTCTTTAGCAGGAGATACTCCCGTAGGAAACGTTATAAGGACTTTAATAGGCGGTTCTGAATTAAGTGAATCAGATAAACAAATAGCACTTAAAAAGCTAGAGCAAGAAATACACGAATTTGATGGCATAACTAAAAGATGGGTTGCAGATTCCAGTTCTAGTAGTTGGTTAGCGCAAAATGTAAGACCGCTGACTCTAGTATTTTTAACAATAGCATTCGTAGCAGGATGGGTATACCAGTTAGAAGAGTTGCAAGTAGTGAAAGAATTATTAACAATAGTTTTTATAGGTTACTTTGGTTCACGAGGTGCTGAGAAGATTATGGGTAACAATAAACACAAATGACAAAAAGATACTTTAAAAGGTACTTTGTAAGACCAATAAGATAACAATAAACATTTTTATATGAGAATAGTAACGTCAGAATTAGCTAAAAAAATTGCATTTGATTTTAATAAAACTATTAAAGAGCGTGTAGATGAATTGCTAAAAAGTGATTGTTCTAATTACACTAATTTAGGTTTAGATTCTAGTAACGAAGAAAGAAGTTTAGTTCGTCAAACTAGCAAAGATATCTATAAAATAATAAATTTAATAGATGAAGAATCAGGCGAATTGTTAATAAAATCTATAGATAGTTGATAAATGTAAATTCAATAGGGTTGTAAATGTGAATTCAATAGGTTATATTTGTAGTAAATATATATTTCCCTTGTATATTTTCATACTTTGTTTTCTATCAAAGAGCAGTTTCTGAAAAGTTACTGCTCTTTTTTTTTGCTTTTTTATTTGCTAGTGTCATTTTTATGGTTATCTTTGCCTTATGAATTTACAAGAAAAACTGGTGAGTATTCAGGGGAGACTGAAAGCACCAAAGAATCAGAGAAACAATTTCGGTAAGTATAACTATCGTAGTTGTGAGGACATTTTAGAGGCGGTTAAGCCTTTATTAACAGAAAACGGTATAGCTCTTACTGTTAGTGATATTGTTGTTAATGATGGATTACATTATGTAGACGCTACTGCAACTATATCTGACGGAAAATCATCTATATCCGTATCTGCACAAGCAGGTATTGATCCTAACCGTAAAGGGATGGATATTGCACAATCATTTGGTAGTAGTTCTTCGTACGCTCGTAAGTACGCTTTAAACGGTTTATTTTTAATAGACGACACCAAAGATGCCGATGCTACTAATACGCACGGAAATGACGCTAAAAACACCTCTACGGAGGAGTTAGAGTGGTTAAATGAGACAAGTCCTAAATTCAACGCTATAAAAGGAGCTATAAAAGAAGGTAGAGCTACAGTTGGAGATGTTAGGAAGAAATTTAAAGTAAGTAAAAAAGTAGAACAATTATTAATCAAGTAAAATTAGAATTATGAGTCAAGACAGAAAATTTGTAGGAAGTGGTAAAGAAGTAGCAGGTTACGATCTAGTAAATGTTACTCTAAAAAAAAGTGATTTAGATAACAACTATTTCAATTACAACGGACAAGAGTACATTAAACTTACAGTAGGTAAGAAGCGTGAAGCAGACCAATACGGTAAAACTCACGCAGTATGGTTAAATGAGTATAAGCCAGAAGGACAAGAGGAAAAAGCACAAGCTAAGCCTGTTTCTGGTGGTGATGGATTGCCATTTTAATAACTATGTAATAGGGGGGTTCGCCCCCCTTTTATTTAAAGAATTAGATTATGAAAAGATTTGTACAAGTTAACTTAAACCTACCGAAAACAATAGGTATAGAGTTATCGTTAAGGGAGCAAGTTGTGTTAAGCCATATAACTGGTTTATCTCAGAAAAAGGGTTATTGTTATGCAAGTAATAATACAATCGTAAAAGATCTTAGTATACCATACAGAACGTTGTGCCGAGTGTTAGATAAATTAGAAGATTTAAATCTAATAAAGAGGCAAACTAAGTGGGCAGGTCATTACGGAAAAGAGAGAAAGATTTACGTTTCTCCTAGTGTCAAGGTGGCACAGTATAATAAATAGTATTATACTAAATATAAAATATATAATAAATAGTTAATAAGGGAAATATGAGTTACGGGGAATTAGGTATAAAGTTAAAGGGAAATTATAATCAGCAAAAGACACAATGTCCAAAGTGCATTGAATTAGGCAAAGAGAACTATAAAGATGCTTGTCTTTCAGTCAACACTTCAACAGGTTTATATAATTGCCATAAGTGTGGATGGAGTGGAAAAGTAGGAACTACGATATCGAATGTTCAAAATGTAAAAATGAATTATAAAAAGCCACAAAGAACTAACTTAAAAAACATCACTAAAGAGGGAGTTAGTTTTCTTACTGATCGTGGCATAACTGAAGATGTTATTCTTGCCAATAAAATAGTTTCATCTAAAGATAACAAGTCAATAGTTTTTCCATACTTCAAGAACGAAGAGATGATTAACTATAAAACTAGAGGGATTGATGGCAAGAGATTTACTCAGTCAAGTGGTTCTATGCCTATAATATATAACTACGATAGATGTGTTGATAGTGAAACCATAATAATCTGTGAAGGTGAAATGGACTCATTGTCTTGGGAAGTGGCAGGTATAACATACCATACCTCTGTTAATATGGGTGCACCAAACAAAGATGACAAGAATATTGATAAAAAGTTAGAATGTATCAGTAACTGTTATGAGGTGTTTGATAATGCTAAACAGGTGTATATTGCTACTGATGAAGATGAGAATGGTAGAATACTACAAAAGGAGCTTATTAGACGTTTTGGAGCAGAGAAGTCATTATTAGTCGATTTAAGCCCTTATAAAGACGCAAATGAAGTATTACTGAATGAAGGGATAGAAAGTCTAAGAAACCGCCTTAAAAGTGCCTCTAGTCCTCAGATAGAAGGTATATTCGAACTGAGTAGTGTTAAAGAGTCTATGTTGGATGGTTTTCATAATGGGCAAGAAAGAGGAACTACTACTCACGTTGAAGCTATAGATCCTGCTTGGACCTGGAGAAGTGGAGAGGTTAATATTTGGACTGGTTATCAAAATGAAGGAAAGTCTTTATTTGTTAATCAATTGGCAACTTTAAAAGCAGCTATAGACGGATGGAAGTTTGCTATTTTTAGTCCTGAGAACTTTCCGTTGAATGATTTCTTTAATGATATAATAGAAATGTATGTTGGTAAGAGTTCTGATCCTTATTACAAGAGTACTCAAATGGAAGAGAGTGAGTATTTAGAGGCTATGGATTTCTGTAATAAGCATTTCTTCTTGATATATCCAAAGAAAAATTTCACACTAGAATCTATATTTGAAAGGACTAAGTTTTTAGTTAAGACTAAAGGTATTCGTAGTTTGATTATTGATCCGTATAACACTATACAGCATAAACTAAAATCAGGTGAACGTGAAGATTTATATATATCTAGATTTATGAGTGAATTAAAAAGATTTGCCATAGAACAGAATATATCTATTCATTTAGTGGCACACCAAGTAACACCTCAGAAAGACGATAGTGGTAGGTATTATAAGCCAGATGTCAACCGTATAAAAGGTGGAGGTACATTTGCAGACAAAGCTGACAATGTAATGACTATCTGGAGACCAGAACGTGCTTTAGATTTTAGTGATAGGAATGTAGTATTTGCCTCACAAAAGATTAAGAAACAAAAGTTAGTAGGGAGACCTCAGGAAGTTACAGGGATAGAATTTAACGTAAGAGAACATAGATACTATTATAATGGTGTTAATCCCTTTAAGAATTTAGATGAAATCCGTAAGAAAAATAAAAATTGACCTACCACTTTATGTGTTTGTGTCTAAGATTAGAAAAAAATGGTTAATCGAGATTTTCGACACTACGTGCCTCAGGAATCTCCCGCCTGTCACCGCGTTCTTCTAG